ATTGTCGAACTGCACGACTCGACCGGTCTTCTCCTGGCTACGTCGGCTACCGCCGGCACCACGGTCGGAACTGCTGGCACCTATCAGCAGATCCCGTTCACGGCGCCGGTCATCGTTCCCTCAGGCCTCTACTTCCTGTCGCTGCAGCTCAATGGCACCACGGCTCGTTTTGCGACCTACAATGCTCCGTCCACTCAGCTCCTCACCGGCTCGGCCGCCGGTACGTTCGGCACGGGCGCATCGATCACCCCGCCGACCACGTACACGGCTGGCGTCGGCCCGATCGCGCTACTGTACTGAGGCATCACATGCCTGCTGGCCGCCCGAGTGAATATGATCCATCGTTTTGTGAGAAGGTCATTGCGCTCGGGCGCGAGGGCGCAAGCAAGGCTGAGATGGCCCACGCTATTGGGTGCTCACGCACCACGATGGACACGTGGGCCTCTCAACACCCGGAATTTTTGAACGCCGTAAAAGAGGCTATCGAAGCCTCGCAGGGCTGGTGGGAGTCCAAGGGGAGAGAAGCCACCTTCGGCGCGGTCCCGAACTTCAATGCCACCAGCTTTATCTTCAACATGAAGAACCGCTTTCCGTCCGACTGGCGCGATAAGCAGGACCACGAACTGACCGGCGCCAATGGCGGGCCGATCAAGACCGACAGCCGCTTCGAAATCGTGCTGGTCAAGCCGCAGGACGATGCAGGCTGAGTTTCCTGAGCGGCTGGCATTCCTGTTCCAGCCGAAGCGTTACAAGATTGCATGGGGCGGACGCGGTTCGGCAAAGTCATGGTCGATCGCAAGGGCGCTCCTTATCCTGGCAGCGCAGAAGCCGCTGCGTATCCTGTGCGCCCGTGAGTTCCAGAACTCGATCACGGATTCGGTCCACAAGCTGCTTTCGGATCAGATCGCGGCGCTTGGTCTCTCTGAGCACTACGAGATCCAGAAGACCACTATCATCTGCCGATCGACAGGCAGCGAATTCATCTTTTCTGGGCTTCGACACAACGTCGATAGCCTGAAATCGAAAGAGGGCATCGATATCGTCTGGGTTGAAGAGGCTCAGATGGTTTCTGGCTTCTCCTGGGACAAACTCATCCCAACCATCCGCAAAGAAGGTTCGGAAATCTGGATCAGCTTCAATCCGGAGCTTGAGACGGACGAGACCTACAAGCGCTTCGTTCTCAACCCGCCAACAGATTCCGTGGTCGAGAAGATCAACTGGCGAGACAATCCGTGGTTTCCTGAGGTTCTGAGACAGGAGAAGGACGACCTCAAGGCGCGCGACATCGACGCCTATCTCAATGTCTGGGAAGGCAATTGCCGCCAGACGCTCGATGGCGCCGTCTATGCCAATGAGTTGCGGGTGGCGCGAGAGCTCAAGCGCATCTGCAATGTGCCGCACGACGCGACGAAGCCGGTCAATGTCTTCGCCGATCTTGGCTGGGCCGATCATACGTCGCTCTGGTTCGTGCAGAAGATCGGTTTTGAATATCGGATGCTTCGGGCAGTGCAGGACAGGCAGAGGCCCTGGCCGCATTACCTGAGCCTGGTTCAGAGCTTTGGCTACACCATCGAGGCAATCTGGCTTCCTCATGATGCCCAGGCAAAGCAGCTCGGGACCGGCAAGAGCATCGAGGAAATCACCCGGGCAAGCGGGATGCCGGTTCGCATTGTTCCTAACCTGAAGGTTTCTGACGGCATCGACGCGCTACGCAACATCTTTGCGCATGTCTGGTGGGATGAGACCAACTGCGCCGATGGCATCAACGCGCTGAGCCGCTACCGCTACGAGGTGGACAAGGTGACGGGTCAATTCTCCCGCACGCCGCTTCATGACGATGCATCGCACTACGCGGACGCGGCCAGGTACTTTGCAGTCGGCATGCGAGACGGCGCGAAAAAGCAAGTGTCATTGCCAAAGCCGAAATTCGTGCAAGCTCACGCTTCTTCGCAAGGGTGGATGTCGTAAATGGCGAAGAAAGAATCCGACGACGATATCCTCAAGGAGGGCAAGGAGCGCTTCCGCCAGTGTGAAGACTGGGAAGCGGATGCTCGCAAGCATTTTGTCGAGGATCTGAAATTCGCCAATGCCGATCCCGAGAATATGTGGCAGTGGGATAGCGATCTCGTCACGACGCGGCAGGGCAAGCAGAAGCCTTGCCTGACGATCAACAAGACGCGCCAGCACAACCTCATCATCATCAACGACGCCAAGCAGAACAAGCCCGGCGTGAACATCCGTCCGGTAGGCGATGGCGCCTCATACGAGGCCGCACAGACGTTTGAGGGCATTGTCCGGCATATCGAGTACCAATCGAACGCCGAACAGGCCTATGACACGGCTACGGTCTTTCAAGTGCAGGGTGGTATTGGCTACTGGCGCGTTGTCACTGACTATGTGAGCCCGGACAGCTTTGACCAGGAGATTTTCATCCGGCGCATCAAGAACCCGGATGCGGTGTTCCTGGATCCCGACATTTCCGAAGCTGATGGTTCTGACGCGCGCTTCGGCTTCGTGTTCGAGGACATGCCGCGCGACGAGTTCGAGGCGGAATATCCCGAATTCAAAGGCGACGCCGGGATTGAGCCCCTTGGCAATGTCGGCGATAGCTGGAGCAACAAGGAAACGGTTCGCGTCGCGGAATATTATCGCCGCGTGCAGAAGGCCGACAAGCTCTGCGCATATATCGATCCGCAGACACAGCAGCAGGTCATCATCCGTCACTCCAAGATGGATGACAACCAGCGCGCCATGTACGAACTGGTGAAGGACGATCCGAACACCGTTACCCGCCGCGTGATGACGGATGACGTGCAGTGGTTCAAGATCGCCGGCAACAAGATCATTGATCGGCGCCCGTGGCCTGGAAAATACATTCCACTTGTCCGCGTGATCGGGGAAGAGACCATCATCCAGGGCAAGATGGACCGCAAGGGCCACACCCGGGCGATGAAAGACCCGCAGCGGATGTTCAACTACTGGACATCTGAAGCAACCGCCCAGGTCGCGCTGCAGACCAAGACGCCATATATCGCGCCCGTGGAGGCCATCGAGGGGCTTGAGACCTACTGGCAGAAATCCAACATCGATGATGCCGCGGTGCTGCCCTACAACGCCGTGGCGGAGGATGGCACAAGAACAATCCCGCCGCCTCAGCGGACCCAGCCGCCGGTCATGGCAAACGCCTATGTCGAAGGCATGCGGCTTTGCGAAAACCAGATGATGATGGCCTCCGGCCAGTATCAGAGCCAGTTCGGCCAGAACGAGAACGCCACCTCCGGCAAAGCGATCAACGAGCGCCAGCGTCAGGGGGATAACGCCACCTATCACTTCATCGACAATCTGGCGATCGGCATCAAATACACGGGCAAGATCCTCATCGATCTGATCCCGAAGATTTACGATACCGAGCGTGTGATCCGCATTCTGGCGAAGGACGGGACCGAAAGCCAGGTGCAGGTCAAGCCAGATGCCCCTCAAGCTTATCAAGGTATCGAGGGCGAAGACCGATCTGTAGCAGCCATCTTCAATCCGAATGTCGGCCGCTACGAAGTGGAGAGCGATGTCGGCCCCGGATATGCCACGCGCCGGCAGGAAGCGTTCAATGCGATGTCGCAGATCGCCGCGCAAAATCCTGAGTTTATGAAGATCGCAGGTGACCTGCTGTTCAAGGCTATGGATGCTCCCATGGCCGATGAGCTGGCAGAACGTTGGGCTAAGACCATCCCGCAGAACATCATTGGCAACGCACCACCGCCCGAGGTGCAGCAGCTTCAGCAGCAATTGCAGCAGGCTCACGACGCCATCGCGAAGCTTCAGCAGGAACTGAACGACAAGCAGACGGACCAGCACATCAAGGGCTATGACGCCACCACGAAGCGTCTTCAGGCTATCGGCAATGCCGGTCCGATCGTTCAGCGCGAAGACTTGGTGCCGCTCATCCAGCAGATCGTCGGGGACATGTTCCAAGACCCGAACCCGGAAAGCGGTGCCCCGCAGCAGCAACCGCAACAAGGAATGGCAGCGTGACATTGCGCATGTACGATCTGGCTCTAGACGAGCATCGCGAACCGACCCAAGCCGATATCGACCATTTCGAAACGCTCGTGCAGCAGCTTGGAAACCTTCGGATTGGTCTGCATGAGGATATTCTTAACGGGTACCCCGTTGGCCCACAAACCCGCAAGATGCTTCAGATCATGGCTGAACAGCGCCATGCTCAAGGGCGTCCGTCTGGCAGCCTTGGAAGAGATTTGGACGCTCTTGGTCTCCCGAACCCTTGGGCGATCCCGGAATCTTACGGCTGGCCGGAGATCGACGCATGAGCCTACAAATCCGTGCTGGCGACGTTCCCGAACTGATCAAGAAGACCGCGAAGGAAATCGCCGGCTGTTTCTATGACGGCAACCGATCCGAGCAGTTCCGTCAAGGCGCTGGAACGCAGGATCATTTCGTAAAGCGTCAGTGGAAGCACTATGTCCCAGCTGCAGTGACGAATCTCGCCGAGTTGCTGGCGCTCCCTGGCTTCCCCGAAGATCAGAAACTGGTGATCTACGAGGCCATCACTGAGTTTTCCGAGCGCATGCATAACGGCAAGCCTAAGCATCTCTCACTGAGGAATTGGCAATGAGCAAAATCAAGTACGCCAAGAAGGACGACAAGAAACCGATGAAGCCAGCTAAGGGCGGCAAAAAGAAAGGGTGCTGATCATGGCGACCAAATCCTATTCCGCCAAATCTGCCGCCAAGGGCCGCGATATCGGCAAGCCCGGTAAGCAGTTTTCCAAAATCGAAAAATCGGCCGCCAAGGAATACGGCTCCAAGGCTGCTGGCGAGCGCGTTGCCGGTGCCGTGTTGGCTAAGCTGCGGGCGAAGAAGGGCAAATGATCGCGTCAATCATCGGCCTCCTTGCCATATTAGCTTTGGCAATCGGGCCACTCGTCTGGATTTACTATTGGCTGTACGTCTTGAAACCGGGCGACAAGAACTGGCTTACTCGCCTCTATTTCTGCGATTGAACCCGACACGGCGGGTAACCGTGGCACGTACCGGCGCGTAACACCGGGCTCTCCAACATGGTGAACCATGGCTGACGAAGAACTGGACCCCACACAGGGGGAGCTGGAAGGCGAAACTGTGGTCAATCCGAGCGACGAAAACCCTGCACCGGAGCAGGAAACGGAAACCCCCGAGACTGGCGAAGCTGAACAACCCGAAGTTGTCGAGCAACAGCCTGAACCGGAGAATCCGAAACCCACCGAGAAGAAGAAACTTCCGTGGGAAATCAAGCGGATCAACGAAGAGACGAACAAGCGCCGTGAGGCCGAGCGCCGCGCCGCTGAGCTTGAGGCCGAAATCGCTCGCCTCAAGGGCTCATCCGCTTCCGAAACGGAAGAGCAGCCCGGGAAAGTGGATGTCGAAGCCATCCGCAACCAGGAGCGGGAGCGCATCCGCCGCGAGGAGCAGCAGAAGCTTGAGGCAGAGCGCTTCAATGAGGCGTGCAACCGCACGTTCGAGGCGGGGGTGAGCGCATACGGCAACGACTTCGAGCATGCCCGCGATACGTTGGTCAATGCTCTTGGCGATCAGATCCAAAAACGTCCTGAGTTCCTGGAAGCCATCACCGACTTGGACAACGGCCATCAGGTTTTCTACGAGCTTGGCCGTCATCCCGAGGACGCGGAGCGCATTCTGCGCCTGCCTCATACGAAAATGGTCATCGAGCTGGCCAAGCTGAGCGCCGGAGCTGCGAAACCTGCTCCGAAGCCGATTTCCAAGGCGCCGGCCCCGGTAGCCCCGGTCGGCGGTGCGCCCAAGACATCGGGTCGCCTCGATGATGAAGATACGCCCATGGACGAGTGGGCAACCAAGTTCCTGAGCAGTCTGGCACCCCGCTAGGCTGCATTACCCCACACGAGGGGCAATTCGTGGCTATCGGTCACTGGTCCGTCATCCCAGGCATTCCCGGCAACAAACGCGGTCACGGGTCCGCATCACCGCGCAGTGAAAGGCTGCGCTCCCTCAAATCTGACGCCCGCAGGGGCGATGGAGACCCGTAATGTCGAATTCTTTGCTCACGATCGATATGATCACGCGAGCAG